AATAAACGCGCATAAAAAAAGCCACCAAAAAACGAGGTGACTGTGCGCACCATCATGAACAGGCTGTTAAACCCGATCACTGGTATCCCAGCGATACCCGAAGCATAGACCCTCACTGCGCTTTCTGTCAAAGACTTTGTGAATAAAAGAAGCGTCGTACCACACTGCAAGACAAGTTCGATCTCCATCGCGCGGAAGGCGTTGATGTAGGACTCTTTGAATGCTGCTGCTTTGACACCAGTGAAACCCATGGCAAGGAATGTGAAACCGTCTTGGGTGATTTCGTATGACTTACGTTTTTCACCTTTGTCATCGGTATATTCAACCGCCTTAAAATTAAGGAGGCTAAAATCAGAAGAACAATCAAGCTTTTCTATCTTCTGGGTAACATTGTCATGGCGACGGCCAAAGAATTCAGCCACGGCAAGAGACGTGGTGGTAAGTACATCGTTTTTAAGTTGGATTTGTGGTGTAGAAGTGAGTGCGTTCATAATGACGCTCCGTATTGATAGTTGTACCTACCGACAGAGCGACTAAACACTGGCGGCAAGCCGAATGGGGTTAGTCGACTGATCAATAACGGAAACCAGCAGGCCGAAGCCTCCCCATCCGGCTCACCATGAAGTGAACGCGGATGTTTGGACACAAAAAAACCACCTTTCAAGCGTGAGGTGGCGTGTCCACCGTACTGATTCAGGCGACTAAACCCGATCACTGGTATCCCAGCGATACCCGAAGCATAGACCCTCACTGCGCTTTCTGTCAAACGCTTTATATTTTCTCGTTCCCACGCTCCCGCGTGGTAATGCATAATTATGCTTGCTGTTTGTACCATATATGGTGCACTGCGCCCATGAGTGAAGCCCCCATCCTTGACGTTGTTTTTTACCGTAGCGAGAACGGCAATGAGCCGGCACGAGATTGGCTGAAGTCGATGATTCAGGCTGATTGCAAAATCGTTGGTGGGGATATTCAGACAGTGCAATTTAGATGGCCGCTTGGCATGCCCCTGGTGCGCAAAATGGAGCGTGACTTGTGGAAAGTGCGATCCGATGTGACGGATGGCTGCATTGCGCGGGTATTTTTCACCGTGGATGCCGATGAAATGGTGTTGTTGCATGGCATCGTGAAGAAAAGCAAAAGCACGCCGCCAAATGCTTTGAAAATTGCCAAGCGTCGCCGTGATAAGTGGATGCGCGGCTGAAATGACGAATAAAATAGGAGGTCTGGAAGCCATGGATAAGAAACCAAACAAACATAGAGGAAGCCGTTTTGAGGATTTCCTTGCAGATGAAGGTATCCTAGAAGCGTGCTCTGCTGTAGCTGTAAAACGGGTATTTGCCATGCAGGTTGAAGATGCGATGAAGGCGCGGCATATGACAAAAACAACCCTGTCCAAAAAGCTGCACAGCAGCCGCTCCCAGCTTGATCGTGTGCTGGCGCCTGAAGAGATCGGAACCTCCATTGATGTGCTAACTCGCACAGCAGAGGCGCCAGGAAAACGACTGGAAATACGCTTAGCATAGATGCTTATCTCATGACCATGTTTAATCCTTCCCATGCTGGCGAGATTTTGCGCTTTGATGTGCTTCAGCCTTTGGGCATCAGCGTGACTGTTGCTGCATCCAAGCTGGGCATTAGTCGCAAAACCCTCTCTGAAATATGTAATGGCAAAGGTGCAATCACCCCTGAAATGGCTGTGCGCCTTGAATTGGCTCTTGGAAAACCATCTGCCGCACACTGGCTTAAACTGCAAACTGCTTACGATTGGGCACAGGCCAGTAAAAAACGAGATGTTTTGTTTCATGAAGTTCAACACCTGGTCGCATAGATCTTGGCGACGAACAAAGTTCACGCCTAAATTTATCGGCATTGAGGATTTCTCTGAACAACATCTGGTTGTAAATCACAGGCATCCAGCACGAGGTCTTTATTATCTTCGTACCTCTGCCATGTTTTCCCATACTGATCCGTGCGCTCGACATGTATGCGGTTGCCGAGCACGCCGACCACTGTCAGCGGAACATGTTTATAGCGCATATCCATAAGCCGAACCTTGCTGCCGATGTCAAGCTGAATAGCAGTCGCACTCACAACGGATTCCCATCAATCGTGCTGAATTTGGTCACATTGGGTCGGATCTCAAATAGGGGGTAATTACCGCCCAATGCGCCAAAACGTTGAGAAAGAACCTCACTCATGGTTTTCTTTCACACCACTGTTGGAAACCAATCGAATCGCTCCAAAAACACAAAAAATCCACAATAAAAAAAAGAACAAAGCACACCATTCATTCATCTTTTCCCCCTCCCGTTAAATCATGATTTTTAATCAGCTTGGCATCCGCTTCAGCTTTAAAAAGGCAGTCATCTTCCATCGGGCATTCACCCAATGCATGACATGGTCGTTTCGATTGTTTACAGGCCATCATCGTTTCAGCAGACATCTTGCAACCACCTGATCTGCTCAATCTCAGCATCAAGTTTGTTTTTTTCTTCAATCAGCTTTTTTATCGGCAGGTTCATAATTTTGCACTGTTGATTCGAAGCTCGGACTTTCCCCAAAACAACACATCAGAAGCCACATCAACCAGCTGAAAGAAGATAATCACACGATTCCAACCTTTTGCCGCAATCGCGACCTTGATCTGCTTTTTCATTTCGCCAACGCATCCACAACTGCGCGTAAGGTGCAGAGTGCAGCAATGGCCTCATCAATCTCTTGATCAATCGCCACCGATTCACGCTTTGTTATACCTGAAACACCACCCGATTCAGACATAAGGGATGCTTGCAATGCGGCCCCAATATCCCCCATCTCTTTCAGTAGGTTAATCAGCTCATGCTGTAGATCACTATGCTCATGAATATCAGGCAGCGGAATCGCTATACGTCCAGCAATACGATCGAGCACATCCAAAACTGATGTATCCATCCCAGCATCCATCCAACAGATCAGGTGTCGAATCGTTGGCTCATGTTTATCATGACCCATATTCAAAAGCTTGCGAACATATGCATCGTTATGACCAATTTGCTCACCCGCCAAGGCGCTACCCATCGGCTGAATAATACGATCCCGCGAGTTCCAACGCGATCCACCTGGTCTCGGTACAATCGCATCATGCAAAGCATTCAATACATGCTCGAAATTATGTGCTGCTTGTTTGCTGGGAAAACTTTTTGTTGTTGTTGTCATGGTGGACTTACCCCGAGAGCTTCATTGATAACTTTTTGCGCTTCTAAACTGGGTTTTCGTCGTCCACGGTCATAATTCACCAAGGTCGAGACTTGCTGCCGTGGTAACCCGCATGAGCGTGAAAAATCGACGATATTTAAACTGTGTTTTGCCAAGTGTTCGCAACATATATTTTTCAGAACAAGCAATGGATCGCTTTCATTGCCATCATTACCGTCATCCCCGAAATCTTCTATCGGGGATCTATTGCCTTCATTGACATTATTACGTTTTGGCTTATAAAAGCCTGCAAGAAAGAGGATTGCTTTGATGTTCGCGAGCTGAATCACAACAAGTACAGCGCACTGAAGTAAGGTCACAATAAGCAAATCTTTGATGTCATGGCCCTGCATGCTTTGATGTGTGGCATGGGATAATGCATCCTGGAGCTCGGCTTGATCGTGTTGAATCATGCCTTGAACTTGATTGATTTCATGCGCCCAACCTGAGCGGTCGCGGCTGTTCTCAAGATAAACGCCAAGCGTCTTGCTGTGTTGCTCTAAATTTGATTGAAGCAGATGGATTCGGCTCTGCTGTGCCAGGCTTTTGCCTTGGTCGGCATCCATATTCTGCATGCCTGTGCTTGCCAAAAGATACAACGGGGCAACCAACATCAAGATTGAAGCGACTGCACCCAACAATCGTGATGAAACCAATGGTTGATACCAAAGCCAAAGGCTCGTCAGCTCGATAAGCAGCGACCAAGCCCAACCAATATGCGTATCCGTATGTGCAGCCCAAAATTGCATCGAGTGATACTGCAAAATGCCAATGCCACCCAGCACAATAAGAATGGGCGGAGCAAGCCGCATGGTTTTATTCAACATCATGGGACAACACAAGAAAATACGTCCGAAGACATGATTGTGAAAACTCGAAATAATTCGCCCATGTCATCGCAACGTCCCGAACAAAGGAGCCAGCCATGCGCAAAAAAACCAAAAAAAAGAGGAAGCCAGCTCAAAAGAAGCAGGTTTGTCGCCAATTGCGAAAAATCCAACAGGTGGTTTAAGCCATGCTTTGTCATGACTTCGTAACTACTTCCTCATTTTTTGCCAATTCAGGCCAAATTTTATCCCAGTCATCAGGACGAAGGTCTTTGCGACCAATTTTACCGCCAGTAAACCGCTCGATAAGAACACACAAGGCTGGACCAAACATCTGCCCAATCGATACGGCTTTATTAACGTATCCAGTTGAGGTTCCTATATCGCTAGCAAACTGCTGCTTAGCATCTTTATTAAGGCATCGCCAATATGTTTTGAAGTTTCCCATAATGCGAACATTGCTAAAAAGTAATCATATAGTCAATACCTTTCAGTATTTTACCTTTCAGTATAATTATGCAGTATTCCGATATGAATGACGTTGTGACACTAAGGCGGAAAAATCTCCGCCGCTTAATCGATGAAAAATACAATGGCTCACAAGCTATGATGGTTGATGCTATTGATATCAATCAAGGTGAGTTATCGAGCCTCCTAAAAACCAAATCATTTGGTGAAAAGAAGGCAAGATCCTTAGAGATTAAAGCTTGGATACCCAATGGCTGGCTTGATACTGACCATGACAACGACGAAACCGTTAACACTGATCAAGTGAACCTTAAACAGCCTGCGAATGATGATCATGGTAGCGGCGCTCTATCCCCTGATGAATTGGCCATGCTTCAAAAATACCGACAGCTTTCTCAACGTGAAAAAACAGCGGCGCAAGCAGTGGTTGATGCGTTCATTGAACCAACCATGAAAAAATCAAACGAATGATGAACCAGATCGTGTATGTGAGAGTAAATCAGCTATTAGGAAAAGGGTCACTTCCCACTTGTTTTAAATATGAAAGAAGTTTTTTCGCATCACGCAATGCTTTGACTACATCTTCACGGGTTACTTCTTGATTAATATCATAATCTGAAGTTTCTCGAAGATGTCGCAATGCACTAAGTGTGTTCCCCATATCGGATCGCTTCCTTTTTAGTCTTGAAATAATCTTTGAATGCCCATCTAACGTGCTTATTCCAAGATCAATACTCGCAGCAAGAATAGCTGAATAGTATGCTCGACTGATACAGACTCTGAAAACTATCTCATGCTCTTGCAGTATGTTTTTTTCATCATAGGAAAAACATGAAAAGTAGTAAAAATCAGATGGTTGAACAGCCATTAGTCAATACAGTGACAGAATCATGTGATCAAGCGCGCTTTCAAGTTCTAACTTTTTGATGGTATCAAACAGGGCATCTTCACCTTTCCAGAAAACTTCCTCATCAGTGATTCCCGTTCGAATTCTCGCACACAACACATTCTGTTTTAATTCCCTGTCATAAATGAGCTCAATTGATTTATCAGTCTTGTTCTTGAAAGAACTATCGGAAATGCGACCGATCTTCAAAAAAAGTTCAAAGACAGAAGAATATTGATTGAGATAGGAGACAATTGCACGCTCATTACCAATAATTTTGAAGGTGGTGAGAACTTCTGCAAGTCTCTGCTGCCTATTCAATTCGCTATGAATATCCAAAGGGTTGGTTGGCGCACAGTCTAGACTCTCTGTATGGATATTTTTCAGTATTGTGGAGATGAATTCTGTGGCTTTTTGTGAACTATAGGGCTTTTCATATACCGGGTTCACGTTATCAACTGATACTGTGGTCATCATAACCCTATCCGATCCAGTACAGATTTTTTCAATAATTTTCTTATAGTATCTTTATTGCTTTTATGTAGCGCATTATAGACAGGTATCATATCTACTTCTGAATCATGCGAAATAGGCGAAATCGCCTGTACACTATGATCAATCGTAGTAGAGATATCACGCCCTGTTTTTGTTTTAGCTGTCGAAATATTCAACATATTCAACAGGGTTAAGTCAGATTCATCAGCAAACCAACCTTGATGTACATGCCATAATTCCCCTGTCTTGAAGATATGACCAGGAAGAAATGTTGACTTCTTATGAAAAATATCTTTAGCAGCATTAGGCTTATTATGGAATTTATCAACCGTTTTTAATGCTACCGCCTTGATCGGGCTATCACCAATTGCTTTCATTACCGTTGATAGGGTTTTCAAGGCCTTTTTTGATTCAATATCCCACTTTGTATATTGAAAGCATGATATAATCACATGGCTTCCTTCCGCATGAAGCTTCCACGCAGGTGAACCATCATCATTCATTTTCTGCATCAGTATGCCGTTTATTTTTTTCTGTGTTACTGACTGCTCATTGTCAAATTGTATTTCAAGAGAGTTCGATTTATTAAATACTGGAAAATCTTTTGATAACACATCTTTTAGGCCTAATAAATTTTCGCATATATAAGGGTCAAAAGGCATTTCATAGGTAACAATAAAAGATATGAATTCAATAGAATTTTCAATAATTACTTCGTTCATCACAGTTCATCCCCAATTATATCCCATGGCGTACAATACCTGATTAAGAATATTTAAAAAGTCCTGCTGTACGTACCCGTTTCAATGCCTTTTTGAATTGACATCCAAGCTACTATACGCCATCCCATCCAAAAGACAACCAATTCTAAGGAAGAATCTGCGCCTTATATCCCCGACCTGAAGGACGGGGTTTTACGGCGCGAGGGATAAAGAAAGTACCTTTTAGTATTGACTAAGTGATTACTGCTTGGTAAAGTTCGCCGTATCAATAATAGAAGGAGATTATGCCATGGGTACCGAGTTTGAAATGGATGTCGAAATTGAAAGCATCTGCCTTGGTGATTATTAGTCATGAGCCAAAACCAACTTATAAACATAGTGGATGCTGATCATGTGGTCGCGCAACTTGCGACAATGCTTGCACAAGCCCAACTCGCACGATCAAAAATGAGCAAATCACAAAGTACACCAGTTAATTTTGTGACAATTAAAAAGTTTTCCGAAGAAACAGGTTATTCTGTAGCCGCAGTGAATGCAAAAATAAGCACTGGGGTATGGCTCGAAGGAAAAATCTGGTGGAAAGGTCCTGATGGGCGGCGTTTAATAAATTTGCGGGAGTATGAACGATGGGCAACAGGGGTACTAAAAATGTCATAAAATCAATCCGCATTTCGTTCCAGTATCATGGGATGCAATGCCGTGAGACATTGAAACTTGCGCCAACCAAAGCGAATGTAAAATATGCAGAGCGGATGAAGGCTGAGATTGATCGCAAGATAACACTTGGTACATTCTCATACTCTGAATATTTTCCCCATTCAAAAAATAAGGCTGCACTGATCTATGGCGATAAAACCATAACAACAACGATCAGAGACAGCTTAAATCGCTATCTCGGATCAACACGCCGAACACTGGCGCCATCAACAACCAGGGAATATGAATCAAGCCAGCGCATGATTATAAAAGCGATTGGCGATAAGCTGGTAACAACGGTGACGACACTTGAGCTTCGTGAGTGGATGAACTCACTCACATGCTCAAATAAGCGAATCAATAACATGATTGTCCCCCTTCGGGGCATGTTTAAAGATTTGTATGCAGATGGAATCATTGAGCGTGATCCGATGGATAGAATCAAAAACCTATCTGTCATGAAACATGAGCCAGAACCGTTTGAACAAGATGAATTGCTTAGAATTTCAAAGCATTTACCTGATTGCATTGCCAATATGGTTGCATTTGCCGCTTGGACAGGGCTTCGCACAGGTGAGCTTTTCGCAGTGACCTGGCAAGACATCGATTTCATACGTAAAACATGCAGAATCAACAAATCAATGACGCGTGGTGAATTGAAACTGAGCCCAAAAACATCCGCAGGTATGCGTGATGTTGAACTTCTACCCTATGCAATGGATGCCTTAATGAAGCAGAAGATCCATTCATTCGATGCGAATGCAAACATCTGGGTTCAGGAAAATGGAACCTTATTTTCTGATGATAAACAGCTTCGGGAAAAAGTTTGGATGCATGCACTTAAAAAAGCAGGGATAAGGTATAGAACACCGTACCAACTTCGCCACACGTTTGCTTCGACCCTGTTATCCGCTGGTGCAAATCCCATGTGGGTAGCAAATCAAATGGGTCATGCCGATTGGGGAATGATTCGGAAAGTTTATGGGAAATGGATCCCGCAAGAGCATTCAGAAGTCGATCGTATGGCAAAACAATTGGGTCAATTAAAGGAGAGTAAATAAGATGTTTTTTATAAAAACAAACGATATTCCCAGCCAGTTTTCAGCAACGAGTTACGGCAACTCGCCGTAACTCATTGATAAATATTGCTATAACTGGCGGAAGGGGTGGGATTTGAACCCTCTGGGCTAATATTTCAGAGTATGTAAACACATTGAAAACAAAGGATTTTTTACAGTTTTACGTTATGGAATACGCTTGATTTCAACAATTTTTCAGCAGATTTTCAGCAACTTTTTATAAGCGTATTTCATCGCTCGGCATAAATTGCCAGAGTGAAGCGTAGGTCAATTTTAATGCCGTTGTTATGTGGCGATTTTTTGGAGAAAAGAGAATGTGCGATTGTATTGATGAGCTAGAAAAAAAGGTGGCCGAACATTTAACAGAAACGAAGGCTTATAAAAAGCCGATTAAGAAGGTCGAGCTAAAAGGAAAAGGCTTCACCCTTGGCGGGAACAGCGTTTCTGTTCGCACAAAAACTGATTTTGAAGTGACCCTAGACGGACAAAAGAAAAAAGACTCAGTACCCGTGTTTCATTCTTATTGTCCATTCTGCGGCGAGAAACGACAAGCCGTATAACAATGGTGATAAGCCTCCATTGTGCCCTTAGATACCACGGAGGTATAAGTATTTATTCATACCACCCTCCAGTCTGTTCCTGTGCAAATGAGTTCTTTTTTGCTGTTGCTAACACTTAAAATATAGTTACCAGCTATACCCATGATTGTTTGTACTGTGGGGATCAGAGTAACGTTGTTTATAGCCCAATTCCCGCCCAAATCAGAGATTTTTATTAGATCTCCTGAAGCACCTACGGGTACATTTAATGAAATTGCTACAGCAGAAGCATCAACCGCAACATCATCGCCAATATTTAGTGTTGCGTTTGTTGAAATGATGTGTTTCTTATTTACGGATACCCACTGATTAGTCGCCCACTTCATATCTAAGCCAGTCGTTTCATTGAAGAATTTTTGGCCCTGGTATGGATTCAATGGATAAGTAGGCGTGTCTAAGTTGAAATTAACCGTAGGTACATTAGCAGAAGGTCTTGTATAATAAGGGATGCTGTTAAAACAAGCTCCAGCATAGGTATGCCCTACCACTGTACTCAGCACACTCCACGTTGTACCTGCGTCAAAGGAAGCTTCAACAGTGAAGTCTATGACTTCCATCGTAAGGGTATCCAAGAACATATAAGCCATTGGTGCAATTGCAGTGGGGAACGTCAATTCAATATAGCCTGGGTTAGCAGGATTGATAAAATGTAGTGAATCCGACGCCATTCCTCTCATAGTTGTGCCATTCATGATGTTAAGCAAGTTAACCAATAGCGTGGTAGGTAATGAATTTGTGGATAACTGAGCAAACCCTACATCATCAAAGAATCTCGGGATAAACGGTATAATACCTGGATCACCACCTGCTCTTGTTCTTCCTGCCCAATCAGTAATACCAATTCTCCAGTACCTGGTGGGTGGGATACCTACTGGGCCAGTTCTAAGCGGAATTATTGGTGTGGAAGGTGTTGCTGATCCAGCCCCACCAGATGCAATAAGCGCATTGATCGCAGCAAGCAGTTGAGCTGTGTTTTTATGGTCTGGTGTGATGCCTGCTGCAGCAATCACAGCACGCATTTCCTCAGTTATCATATAATACCATTCGGCACCGGGTTCGGTTGCAGGGGAAAGTTGCGAGCCATTGGTTGGATAACCGTAAGAAACTGTTGCTGGCAACGTTGTTTTTACAGCGGATGCACCTGACTTATATACTCTATCCATGTTTATTTCCTTAAAAAATCATAAAACAACTGCATCAATAGCCGCTTGTGTTGTGCTGTTTTTGACGGATTGTTTAGCTGTAAATAGCCGCGTAAAAAGTGCAGCTTTATGATTGGCAATGACAGATGATAAACCTTGCAAAAATACGACATCAGCAAGATGCGCCGTATTGTTTGCATCAATCCATGTGAAATTTTTAGGCAATACCCAGCCATTGCTGATAGCAGTGAGTGTTTCGCTCAATGTCTGCACACTCTTCGCATCGGATTGAAACAGTGCGCCGTTGTATGTCACAACTGCATCAAGAGCAGTGTAATAAGAGATGTTGACTGCTGCTAAAGCAGATTCTTTAGCAGCGGAAAGGGTTTCAGCGGTCGTTGGAACATACGCTGACCAGGTTTTTTTTACAGAATCATAGACTTGTGCTATACCATCAATGTGCGCTTGCCACGCGGCATCGCTAATTGGCACAGAAATGCTGGGAATGTTGCAATCAGGGTTAGAAACCATCGGCGCAGATTGATGACTCCTCATATCAAACAGTGGGTCAACGATCTGTTTCACACCGTGAATTGCTTCATCATAGAAGGCACTTGGCTGGTTTGTTTTTGTGTCTAATATTGCATATTTCATATTAATATCCTATTGCTATCCAATTAAAAGTCACCCCTGAATCAAAATTTGACGCATTTCCTCTTTGCAGTGTAAAATTAGATATATTTTTTGCAGTTGTGTTATATGTTGAATTTCCCAATACTGATCCAGTATTTACTGCTAAAGCAGCAACACAAGCAGTAATAAATGATATTGGAAGAGTTACAGTGGTTATTGTTCCGCTTACTGCTGATACTGCATTGGTTGTTCCCCACTGTATAATCAACCCGCCTGGAAGAGTCTGAAACCCATTTCCTGCTAAAAATGAGTTATTCCCGCTTAAAACCAGTGCATTGACCTCTGCCGCAGTGGTGTAAGTTGGATGCGGGTCCGTCGCTGCAAGATGTGCTGCAATCGCATTGCTGATGTCCAGTGCTGTTGCGCCTGTTGCAGCCAGTGCCTTGATGGCCGCCAACAATTGTGTCGTATTCGTATGATTGGGTGTGAGACCTGCAGCTATAATTACAGCCCGAATTTCTTCGGTCATCATCGCATACCACCATTCGCCGGGCACAGTCGCTGGTATGCCATTGATAGCATCGCCCTTCTGTGGATAACCAAGCGATGGCACTGCTGGCGGTGTTGGCATCGCAATACCCGCGCCTGATTCGTAAGGTGCATTCGAGTTGTGCAAATCCCCATGAACGAATGGGATCAGCCACACCTGAAGAAACATTGGCTTGTTGAATATTTGAAGCGGATGTATGCACCATCCACACGTATTGCCAGCCTTGGCCATAGATCCCCGCATTCACATCACGTTCAACGTTATGAAGTGCCAAACGTTCAATGATGATGGGGATGCCCATGCTGGCTGCAAGTTGAATGAAATAATCACGAGACTGACCGCCCCGCTCCACCATTTTTGCACAAGCGTTATTTTGACGCTCAGTAATCGTTGAACCCAATGGCGCACACGGTGAAGGAAGCCCAAACATGGCTTCAAACTCATTCAATAACTCGAATGCCGTTTGAGGGTTCAATTCTTTTTTTAATATATCAATACGGTTTTCAATGCGTTCGGACTCTAAAGAAAGACCATCAAAAAGTTTGGATATATTGCTCGCAGGCGATGTATCCAGCACCGCCGAAGGCGGCAAGAGCTGGATCATCTGATGCCGATAATCGGCGGCTTTCATTGCCATGTGATTGTTCCAAGCGTTGCAATCTTGACAACGGTGTTCGTCACATCCGCAACAGGTGAGATCAACACATGATTGGTTTCACCTGTAGCGATCGAAATGGCCTCATTGATATGGCTTAATAAAATTGTGCCACCTGGTACCGCTTCTCGTGACAGCAGATCATTGAGTTCAGCAGTCACAGCCGCTTGCGTGGTCAGATCATTGGGGATCAGTTGAATGGTCGGATTCAGTGGTGCGACAACGGGTGCCACAACATATAAACCAAAGCCATCACCCAGCTGCACAGGGCAACGAGCATCCATGTATGCCAAGACTTCTGCGACCTTTGCAGCATCGGGAATCAAACCACCCACCGCTTGATCGCTTACAAAGCGAACTGTCACCGTACCCAAACCCATTTCATTCGGATAAACCCATGCTCGGGTCACACCAGCCACTTCATTGGCCCAGGTGATATAATCCGTGGCGTTTCCACCATGAGCCGGCTCTTTGATGCGTGCCAAATAACGTGTTTTCAGTGCAGCATCATTTTCAGCATCAAAACCATTGCTGATCCCGTTGCTTGAAACTGCGCTCGAAACAGTTGCAATGGGTGAAACCAATGCCAATGGGCTTGCAGCATCGGTATTACCACTGATTCCCGCGATGGTTGCTGTACATGCCACACTGCCAGTACTGCTTGCCAGCGTGAGCTCAGCATCCGTTGTGAATTGTCCACCATCACTGCGCTGCACCACGGTTGACGCTGGAATAGTCGAGCCTCCATTGCCTGTGAATGTAAGGATTCCCTTGGCGGCGGTTGCGGCTTTCCGCCCCTGCTGAAGCCATGTCGAAGCGTGGTATTCAATCCATGCGGTGTTTGTGGCCGTGAATGGATGCAACTGCAAAGCCATCCAATCGAGATAGCCATAAATCCCATGCGCTGTGCCTGCTTGAATATCCGCCAGAACCCCAATCATGCTGCGGCGTAGGCTTGGATCAGCACCAGGCAAACGCGAGCTTATATCTGCTCGCACGCGGCTTAAAAGTGTTGCAAGATTTGGACGTTGAAAAGCCATTATGAAGCCATCCACAATTGATTTAAGGTGATTATTTCTTGGGATCCATCCGCTTTTGTCAGAATATTTTTCAATCCAAGCATGCCTTGCCGTTCCCATGTTGCGATGACATCAGTGGATGCCGCCAAACCATCGGCAACCATCCATTGACACGCTTCTGCAGCATATTCCTGCGCTTTTTTAAGTGTGGATTGGCTTTGTTTCGAGCGCGATAAAAGCCAAAGACGTGATCCAAAAACATCATCTGGCCATTCGCTGTATGCATCATCCCAAAATCCACGACGATTGCTGCCGCCATCGGGTAGCACATCATCCTTTTGCGCTAAGGCATCCGTTCCGATGGATAGAATAACAGCTGTACGCAAGCCATTTTCATGCAATAAATCACCATCAAGAATAGAGATGTCATATTTCAATGTGCCGGGGTTCAATGTTAGTGCTACATCGATCATTGCGCTGGCCCTGTGCTTGCGCCACCTGTTGTGATGCCGCCATGGGTATGTGCATTGATATTGATCCCCGCAAGCGTCAGTACGCCAGAAATATCCACATTGTTAGCCAATGAAGCATTGCCACCAATATCGGTCTTGCCTGTCACTAAAAGGTCACCATTCACCACCATATTCCCGTTGTGTGACGTACCTTTGGGTGATTGCATCACAATGCCTGTCCGCGAAAGTTTCACGAATTGACCAAGATCATCATACAAAGCCACTTCGCCTTCGCCCAAATGCAATCGATAACGACGATCATCCAGCGCAATGATGATGGGGTGTGAACGATTGCCACCCACATTCAAGATCACCGCCTCGGCATCGGGGTGTGGATGGGATGTCATGCCATAATTTTGCACGCGTTCCACATCATCAAGAAGCTCACCAGCCAAGGCACTAAGCTGGAAAATTTGAAGACCATCGGAGTCCTTGATCATGTTGACCAAACCACGCGTGACCATCAGCGAAAGCTTTCGTTTGATTGGTGACAATAACCTTGAAAACATCATAACACCCACCCCGTATTGGCTTTTTCAGGGGTTGCCAACACATCAAAGGCGCTTTTAGGCAAAACAGTCAGCTCGGTTTTTCTTCCTTCGCTATTTTCAACATACGTGACCGATGCAATAAGTAGTTCGGTATTCAAAAGCTGCGGCGCTTGTTTGGGATCAGTCACAGAAACAACCGTATTGGGAGCCCATAAATTTTTACCATCCGAATGCCAGCCACTGACGGTGTAGGTCAAACGGTTCGATTTTCCCGCCCGAATATTGCGTTCAAAATCAGCATGTTTTTGTAAATCAGTCGCATCATTGGCGTAGATTGAAAACGGGCGGTATCGAGTCACGCCTGGATCAGTGCTTTTTGCAATCATTTGCTGTGCATTGCCGCCAAAATTAAAGCTGCTTTCTTGGCTTTGATACACCATTGAATAGTTCTTGTAGCGATCACGCATCGATGATGATGCGCGGCATGAAAGAATGTTTTTACCATAAACCAAAGCCCCACCCGCACGCGTCTCGCTTGGTTTTGTGATGAGCAAACCACCCGCTCCATCGGACATCAAAATCAAACCACGATGAGCGGCAAGCATGGATAAAACTTCAAACGGTGATTGTCCGACTTCGGCATTGATGTTGAGAAAGGGTGCGCCAACATCGGTATGGCTGCTCACAGTCACAAATGGAAATGGCTTGCATAAGGTTTGAGCAATCTGCAGGATGGTATTGCCTTTGATTTGCACAGGTATCGCGGTGCAATCCACCAAATCAGCCGTGGCATCACGCCCAGAAATGGATATTTGATGGCTTTCTGAATCATATTCAACCGCACGATCATCAACAAAACCCTTGATGATGGTGGTATCCCCAATGCTTACGCGACAGGCATCACCTGACTTGATGTCTTTCTGATCCGTGGATTGCAGCTTAAACGAACCTGCAACCTGCTCCATCGATCGTGTCACACGAATATCTTCCCAGCCGACATAATCACTATTGTTTACATGCAGTACCATATCAAGCACGCAACACCTCCAAAGGTTTACCACCGGATACAAAAAGAGGATGTGCGATCGCATTGCGTGAGATGATCTCATCAGCACGCCTGGCATCACCATACAAACGCTGTGCGATCATGATGGAAGGCATGGTTGTTTGTGGTCTGAAACTTGAGATTTTCGGCATATTGGCAGCGCGTACAGTTAAATCTCTCACCATGGCCACACGCAAATCCATGAGGGCTGCATACACGCTATCATTTGCCGTCATTGCCAATGCATCCATGCTATCGGATAAACGATCACGGGTGCTTAAGGCATGTTCAGCACTGCTAAAAACGACGAGGGTCGATACAGACACAGCTTCGACCACAGCAGCACGTTGCACAAGATCAATGATGGCTTGCTGATTGGTGGCATGCGCCAATTGGCTTGGTGTTGATGCATGGATTGAAGGCAATGTTGAGCCAAAACCAAGCATGTTTTCATACACAGATAAGGCATGAAGTGGATCTGTAAACATGGATGATACACGGTTAAACATGCCAAGCATGGAAATTGCTAGATCATACGGTGCAGCGACCAAAGCATTGGCATTGCGTTGCAGCTCTGAAAGAGAGCTTTCAAAAGTTGTTAGGCTTTCAGGAATAGCTGGCATGCTTGCGACCAAATTCGCAAGCTGGGTATTGGCAAGATCGATGTTTTTCAACACCGCATCAGCAATCCATGCTTGATAAGGTTTTGTTCTTAAATGATTGGCAAGATCATCTTGTATGGGAAGCGTTGCAGCGGCTTTTTTTTGAGCAACAATGGCACCTGTGTTTTGGCTTGATATTGGATAAAGTTGCTTGCCTGATCTTAAAAAAGTGCATGAAAAGATAGCCATGCCGCCTTCACTTGTTGATTCTCTTAAGCCGTAGGTTTCAAGCTTGACCATCATACGCCCAAGCCACGGATGAATCAGCTCCGATACACCAGGCTTTTCCAGCGCTTTGAGCATCAAATCGCGTTGCGACATATAGCCAAGACCAACAAAAATGATTTCAAGCTGATGCTTGCGTGATTTGAGCCCAAGATCTTCATGGTATGCTTCATCACGCCCCGGGTATTCATGCGATGCAAGACGGCGACCACCATCGGTGCTTTGCGATTTTACGCCAAACTTTACACCGCGAAATTCGCCCTGCTGCATATCTGGGCGGCCGTTATACGTTTTCATGATTGACCCGCAGACATAGGACCGTTGTAAACATCCAAATCAACACCCTTGGATTGCATGGATTGCACGCGAACTTTGGTGCCAACCACTTCAAGTTTTATGCTTCCCTCAACTTTCTGGACTGAATTCAGGTTGTTGTTCAGTGTCTGCTTAAATTCTCGTTGCGATGCACCGCCAGCTCTGATGCGTGCGATTTCGTTTTCAAAGCTCTTTTTTTTCCACACTTCTCTTTTGTCCGATGTGTGAGAGAAGTCATAGGTCGCATCGCCTATGCCCCCTTTGAGCAGCCAGCTTGTGAAATCTGCGGTTGTATCAATCGGTGTTTTAAGAAACTTGTCGGAATACTCTTGCCATGCCGTGGATAATGCTTGAATCGAGCTTGCTGCATCTTGAGCAGCACGCGCAGCATCCTGAGTCAGGGTTTTTCCTTTGCCTTGTAGGGCAAGGATCTTTTCATACTGCCTAAATTCACCTGTGGCGCGGTATTCATTGGCGAACGGTGCAATGGCTTTTCGTGCCATGCTTTCAGGAATCAATGATGCAATTTTCTCTTGATCGCCACCTGTTTTACGCACCAAATCTTTGATAATCTCAGGAATCGAGCGCGCTACTTTCTGGCCTGTTGTTTTTAGGATTTCTGGATCCCAAATGCGAAGCCCTGCCGCTTCAAATTTTGAGGCATTGGTGCCAGTAAATGTATCGATCACACGTTCCATGGCGGTGGATGCTTGTTCAGCACCCGATACGCCTGAGCGGATGATCTGAAGCATCGCCCCCATCTCTAAAGCTGCACCTTTGCCAACGCGCCCAGTGGCAGCATAAGCCGTGGCAACACGTTCACCCTGCGTGGCAAAATCGCGCAGTTCAAACGCCCCCGATTTACCTTGCAGGGCGAGCGTATCCAGCAATTCAAGCATGCCTTGCGCATCTTTTATCTGGAGTTGCTGGGATAGGTTTGCAACCAATGAACCCGCATCTTCACCTGCTGCACCCGTGGCCTGAATCATGAGTGCCAGACTTTTTATATTGGCTTTGGCGATGTTGATATCACCCGTTTTGGATGCGATCACTTCAATAGCCGAGGTGAGTTGGCTTGGATCAATTTCGATGTCAGGCATCTGTGAAGTGGCATATATTTCAGCTTTTAATGCTTCCATCTGTCCTTTTGTTTGCTCAGCACCAATACCAAGGCGCGTGAAGCGTCGCTCCAAATCAATCACATGTTTGCCTGATAATGCCAGACCAGCCGTGAGCGAAACCCCACCCAATTGATTGCCACGCCGTCTCAGACTGGAGCCCACGCTCATCATCTCTCGCCCCGCTCGTAAACCCATGCCGCCAATATGCTGGCGTGTTGTTGCAGCCAAGCCACGGATGGATTGAGAATATCGACGGGCACGCTCTTCCAAGTTCCCCGCAAGATTGATGAAAATAGAGGTGCGCAAACTCATTTGGTCGGTATTAACTCCTTAGCAGTTGCAAAAAATCGTCTCAAAGACAGCGATTCAATGTCGTGTTTTGACCAGCTTACTTGTGTTGCAATGCTTAAAACGAGGCTAGGCAGTGCCGCTGCTAACGGCATCATCTCGCCCCCGACTGGCAATCTCTTTCGCGACAAGGTCATCCAATGCATTGGCATGGTGTTGTAAAATATTCAAATCATCCGCTGATAATTTACCCAGCATGGACGTGGTGATCGGTGATTTAATGGCACCGATGTGATCAATTTGACGACTAAGCAGTTCAATACCCATGCGTGCAGGGCTTTGAATCAATACGGGGCCATCCATGGTTTGCACCATTTTTTCAGATGCTTCAGATGCTTCGATAATATCCGCAGCTGATAGCTCGCGAAGCGTGACTTCCTTCTGATAGACATCGCCAAGTTTTAAACCTTTGGATAAGCTACATTTGACCGTTGCCATTACGCTGAAATCTCATCGCAACGAATGCCTATAAATTTTGCTTTAATATCACCGCCCGAAAGCGTTGGTGGCTCGGAACACCAGGCATGCTGTAGCACATGATGACTACCATCATCGGCTTCAAAATTGATGTCCTCATCCACAATCGCACCAATCTGCTTCAAACTAATCCCAGCTTTCTTAATAAAGGTGGCATCAATCGAGGGAGCAGATGATTTTTCTGAGTAACCCGCAACACCTTGATCATCTTCAACCGCTTCGCGTTTCACCCCGCCAATATCAAGCGTTGATCCCTGTTTGGATCGCAGAACGCCCATGGCTGCGGTTGAAATCGTGGCACGCCCTGCAACAATATTTTTATTCGGCATGATTTACCCCTTAAACTTTAAACTGAACGAGATTCGCGAATACGCGCAACTGGTTCACAAGATTTGGATGATCGACAACATTGACGCGGTTTGGATTGGCAGCGTCAATTTCAACAAACAAAGTGGCTGCATAGCCTGCGAAATCTTCCATCAAGCCGTCATCAATTTCCTGCTGATAAACGCCGCGCAGGGTTGCTGCAATATCTTTGGGGCGCGCAATCGCTGCGCCAGGGGGTAACGGTGTGCTATCCATGGCGAGCTTGTGGCGAGGATAAAGCAGACCGATTTTAGAGCGGACATTGTAGCGATGTGTTTCCAGTGTCTCGGGCGTATTGATGTATAAATACGCTGAATCATCCACACCCGCCGCATTGGTTTGGTATTGTGTGATCGCCGCTTCAATGCTGCATGTGCCATCGGGTTGAACCTTGTATGTTGAGACAGCATCCCACAGCGCAAGATTACGCTCCATATCTGTCCATTTATCCTGAATCGCTGGAGCGAGCATGCCGATCAATGGAAGGGTTTGCAGGGGGCGCGCTGGATCAATAGCCAAGTGCTTGGATGCTTGCGCGCAATAAATGGCAGCAATTTCATACGAGGGTGTTGGGCTGTTTTGAGAGCCCATGATGCTGACATGTGGATTGTTGCGCGCTGCGCCCAATGCCAGTGCTGCGGTATGTGTGCCATTGTATGCACCAAATGCGCGCGCGCCCATCTGCCGCAAGGCACTGTAGCGATCGTTTAATTCTGTTTCAAAAAGACCAATATTAGAGACATCAGTATAAGGCAAGGCAATCCAGCGATACCAATCGCTGCCCATCGCGGCAATGGCTGTGCTGACGTCAGGATTTCCTGCGCCGCCTGCCATCGGTGCAATCGTTGCTGTGATGCCATCGGGCATGGATTCAGCATAATAGTTAAAACGGATATCCAAATCATTGCCGACCAAGCCTTTGTGTCGTGCTGTTAATGTCACAACACCCAAAGCCGCTACCGCAGTGACTGCAAGCGATGTATCTGCATTGATGGCTGTGGCCACATCAGATGCAAGGCTGACCGAAGTCGCAACGCTGCCAACAGCAATGGGGATATGCCGACCACCAATATAAAGATGCAGCAACCCTGCCTTTAAAGCATTGCCCCCAAAGGTGATCGCGCCCGCAGCTTCCACACCCGCAACCAGATCATCCAGCGCAATCGCCCACGTTTCCATCCATGGATCAACTGCCAAGGCTTTATTCAGCATGGATGCCAACATCGAACCACGGCCAAACATGGCTTCCGCTTGTGATAGATTTGTCACACGGGTTGGAATATTGGCCGCAATCGTGCCTGTAGAAAAACGCTGTCCAATCATCAATCGTTTGAATGGCTGCTGTGCATTACCTGCAAGTGATGCATCAAATTCAATATATGAGCCAGGTAAGCGCAAGGCTGCTGGGATTTGGTTAAATGCAATGCCTGGCATGATTAAACTCCTTTGACTTCAACAACATCATGATCTTTTAAGCGGCGCAGCCAATAGCTGTTGCGTGGTTTCTTTTCACCCTTTTCTTTTAGAAAAACTCTGGTTTCAGGATCTCGAACCAGTTTATTTTTATCACTGGGTTTGATGGTGAATGTGCTCATTGGGGTAAGACCTCTTCTGTTATGATTTGTTGGGAATCGGCATGGAAAAAGATGAAGGGGGCAAGCGATGCATCCAGCGGCATGTCAAAATTGAATGGTCCAACACGCAGCGTTCCGCTGATAAAACCATAGGGAGCATCGAGCTGTGCTGATTGCCTGAATTTTCCGCGAACAATTTGTGTGCCATAAAGCCCTTGGCAAAAATGGCGAACTTCATCGATCATGGTGAGTTCCGCTTCTTCAATCGCTGATGGTAAAGCGCCTTCAGCCAATTCAATTTGACCCACAAGTAGAAGATCAAGGTATTCAATATCATTTTCATCAGCGTGAACGTTTTGATTGATCAGTGTAAACACACCTTTTTGAATATCTTGAGCGTCATGATCTGAAAAATCTTTTAAATCACGGGTTACCACGCGCTGTGGGCTGGCTTGTTTCAGTGCTGCTGAAATCATATCGATGATGATGCCAAATTGACTCATGCCAAACCTGCTTCGCGCAAGCCATCAAGCGCGCTTTGACGTAAGATGTCATGAATGCGTGGTTGCATTCGTTCATGGGTTGGCTGCGCAAAAGGATGGGGTTTTGTGCCATGTAAAAAGATGCCATGGGCAATCTGGTAGGCTAAATCACGCTCGGACATGTCTGGCTTGTGCGGTATAATGTGTTTAATGCGTACCCAATCGAGAATATGTTGAACACTTGGGAATGTTCCAGGCTCTCGCCCATATTCAACATCATCGGCATAAGCAACATCTGGTGAAACTTTATAACCTTCTGCGCCAGATCTTTCGGCATGAATGGAATCGGTTAAGGTGCTGAATGCTTTAGGGGCAACAAGCTCTGCTTCTCGTGCTGTTTTATCCGCTGCATTGCGTAACCCTGCGCGCAAATGACGCATCATGATGCCTGGCGCATCGCGCATACCGCGTTCAATCGCATCATCCATGATGATTTCAATACTCAACATGATGCTTGCTCTACAAAAGATGCCATCAGTGATGCATACAATGCTGATGGTGTCATGTTTTTAGGTGAAGCATTCAGTCCATCGCGCATTTGTACAGGTTTCTTAATATTGCGAACAGACATTTCCTTCATCGCTTCAGCTTGTGCGCGAAGCAACAGCAAAGCCCTGTCTTCTTGGCGAACAGTTGTGATCACATTCACACCATCACCAATGATATGGCGGGCAAAATAATAGAAATCAAACGTTGAACCCAGTGTGCCAATTTGTTGCTGGCTTGGCGCAGGCGTCAGCACAAGCATGGTGTTCAGTGCATCGCCCATTCGTGACAATCTCGGCAGGCGACCTGGCCAATTTGCTTCCCAAGGTTTATACGATTGCAATGCAGCAACGCCCCACGATGAGAATTTTGGCATCACCATATCCGCAGGAGCTGCATATTCAGATTGATTTGCAACAAGGATGACCGACGCCTTCAAGGTGCGCTTGCGAAACCGACTCAAATCAAGTGCCGCAATATTTAGAAAGCGAATAAAATCCCCTTCATTGGCAGCATTAAAAACGGATACGGCATCATTTAGGGATGCTTTCAGCTCAATAATGAGATCGGTTTGTGTCATGCTCATGGATGTTTCACAAGGCGTTCAATATACGATTCAAACAGTTGAATCGCACGGCCACCCATATGCCCGGACATGCCAACCAAGGCAGCAGTAAGCACCGCTTCAAATCGAAAATGAACGCAGATATAAAATGTAATGACACCTGCAAACGCTGCAATAACAATCTCACCAATCAGTTCCGTGAGTGTCCATACGCGTGCACGCTGCATGCGAACGCGCTGAATATAATTCACAAGGCCACCAAAGATCGCCAGAATGAACACCCACCAATAGGTGATAGTGGCGATATTTAGAGGATTTTTTTCAGGCATGTTTACTACCGATATCCGCAAGTGCAGCAGTTTTTTCTTTGCTGCCTAAAGATGATCCAAAAAAGTAATTGTACACCTGCTCAGTCTTCGAACTGATTTGCCCCAGAACGAAACCAAGAATAGTACTGTCCAAGCTCACCTTACCCATCAAAACAAAGCTCATGGTGGCAAAGAAGCCTGCAACAGTAAGCCCCGCCAAAATAGGGACGATGA